AACTGATGGTTATCAATCAGGATTTACAATTACACAATGTAGAACAAACATATTGCAGGTTATGCGATATCATTTTGGTGGAAGTATTACTTCTTCATCAAATAGAAATGATAAAACTATAAATATTATGAATGATGATGATTATTATCACAAATATAATGTAAGAAATCAATACAATTTATTGATTCGTAACAATGAATATCAAATATTAATGGATTATTTGAGAGAAAGTTTTATAATAAAAGAACAACAATATCAATGTTTATATGAATTTAATAAATTAGCAAATTTGACAAATAAAAATCAAGAAAAAGATATTTTACACATTAAATGTTCTGAATACAATAATATAAAATATAATTTTGAAACATCAAACATTTCACGATTAAATATTGAATATATTTCAGGGCTATTCGACGCAGAAGGATGTTTCTTTATTTATAATGATTTGGATGATTGGAATATAACGATAAGTCAAAAAAATCATCCTTTATTATTAAATGAAATACAAAAATTTTTAGGTTTTGGTAAAATAAGTAAACATAAATATGAAATTTATAAAAAATCGCATTGTTTAAAATTTATTCAATTAGTAAAAAAACACTTAATTGTAAAATATAATCAATGTGAAGCATTTGAGGTATTTTTAACCACAAATGATGATATTGTAAAAAAAGACATGTATAAAATTTGTAACGAAGAAAAACATAAAATAGAAGTTTTTAACGATTTAAATCAAAATGAAACGGGTAAAGAAGGTTATTTAGAAACATTAAAAATGAGAAATATAAAAGCAAAATTTTGCAGAGAAATTATTAACAAACAACTATATAAAGAAAAATCTGAAAAAATGAAAGGTGATGGAAATCATAATTATGGTAAATCATTTTCAAAAGAAACTAAGAAAAAAATGTCATGTTCAATAAGAGATAAAAAAGGAGGAATTAGCGATGAAATGATAGTAAAAGTTAGAGAATTAATAGAAAAAGGTTATAAAAATATAGAAATTCAAGAATTACTCTCGTTACTTAGACACACCGTAACCAGAATTAAAAATGGAGATTTAGTATGTAGAAATGAAGAAAAAGACAATAATAAAAAATTATCCAGAGAAGAAGTTAATTTATCAAAACGAAAAATTCATGTAGATGAAATCATATTTGTATTAGAAAAATATATTGAAAAATGGAAACCCACACAAATATTAGATTGTTTAATAGAAGAGAGAAATAAAAATAATATCCCTATCAATGTTACAATTGATATTATAAAAAACATCAAAAGAAGTTTACAGAATAATAAAACAATAATTTATGAATCAGAAACATCAAAAAATATATATGAATATTACCTTTCTTTATTAGAAAAATATAAAAACATGTAAATAATATATGAATGGATAATGAAATGCAAAAAAAAGATAATAATAACAAATACAAAAATGAATTTATTAAAATGAAACGAGAAAGGAGAGAGCGAAAACGTACAACAAAGAGAGCTGTAACAGGCGAAGAAGTTATTTTTATTTTTGAAAAGGTTTTAGAAAAATGGCCTACAATAAAAATTTATAATACCATTATTCAAAAAAATCCTAATTCAGGAATAGATAAAAAGATAACTGAAACTATCGCTACTGGTAATTGTAAAGTATATGAAACTGAATTATCTAAGGACCGATATGAATATTATGTTTTTTTACGAGAAAAGGTTTATGAAAACAATAAAAAGTAATACAATATCAATAATAATTGTTTCGAGCTAATGATATAGCATAAATATTATAAATGAGTAACATAAAGGCTCATATTCAAAATTTTGATAAAAGTGAAAAGGTAGTCAATACTATTGACACCCTTGATGGCACACAGCATGTAACATTTTTAACTTAAAAAGAATTAGGAGAAAAATTAGCAATATTCACCCCACCCCCATGCGTAAAAAAATAAAAAAAACAATATTATATTAATATATCACACAGTGATCGCGCCCTCTTAGCTTAGTCGTAGAGCACCAGTCTTGTAAACTGGAGGTCCCGAGTTCAATTCTCGGAGAGGGCTTTATAACCCGATCGATTTTATATATTTAGATATAAATATATAAAAACTTTTTATTGATAATATGTATATAGATAATAACACTATACAACACTAGACACCACCACACTAACATAAATGCAAATATTTGTCAAGACACTCACTGGAAAAACAATTACGTTAGAGGTAGAACCAACAGATACAATCGAAAATGTTAAAGACAAAATTCAATCTAAGGAAGGCATTCCACCTGATCAACAACGACTTATTTTTGCTGGAAAACAACTAGAAGATGGACGTACGTTATCAGATTATAACATTCAAAAGGAATCTACTCTACATTTGGTATTACGTCTTCGCGGTGGTATATTATAAACAATTACAAATTACAAATTAAAAATATATAATATTATATACAACACAAAGATTTATATATAATATTATATGATCAAAGAATATTTACGTGCATTTGTAATTGGTTCATGTTTTTTTGTAATATTGCCTTTTTTCTATGCTGTTTCCAAAATTAATCACTCGAAATCAAACATTGATTATACTTTATATACATATTATGCACCACTAGGGTTAGGATTATTGAATGTTTTATCGTTATTTATAGCAAAACAATTTAAATTGTCAAAAAGGATGCGGTTCGTAACTATTGGAATACTAGCTCCTTCTATTGTAACTTCAATAATACTGTATGCAAAAATATATAATTACACAATATCTCAATGGATTCGTCATATTTTTTATCTATACTTATTTTATTTATTTCTCTTTAATTTTATTGTATATTTACTAGACAAATATGTATAATTTTTATAAAGTTCTATTGTTATGCCAATTAATACTACAATCTTCATCTTTACATAGTTTAAAATGATCATTAGTGTATTTATCCCAATATGGAATAGCATCTGGATTTTTTTCATCAATCATATGTTTATGTTCATCAATTTGTGAAATCCCTAATATTCCAGTTTGAAGATATATATCTTTTACATAATTCCGAAGTGTTGGATTAGTCATATGTCCATATCGTAGCATATGTCTTTCTGGTAATATGTAGGGATTTGACCATCTAGTAGAACAAGCAACCGTTATTTCTGTTAAATTATACACAGAATGAAACCAAGACATTGGATTATACAATATATCTCTCTCCTGTAATTCTATTTCATATCTTTCTGTGTATTGCAGTAATGGAAATTTATATAATAAAGAACTTGTTGTAGTTGTATCCATATTTATAAATCTAGATTGACTAGCCATATAAATACCTTTTTTTTGAAAATCTGGATACAATAAAGCTATCTGATTAGGATTAAAAAAAGACCATTTTTTCTTTCCTTGAATCATTAAAAAAAAATTATTTGTGTATGCTGCATGTAATGCTGTACCTGATCCTTTTACAACTCCTACAAATAATTGTTTGCTATCATTTGACAAATATCCATCAATAGCATTTTTAATAATATCCATATCAGAATCAGGTAGTAGATCTTTATAATAATAAAATAAGTTTGTTGAATTTGAAATATAACATTTATTTTCTTGTACATTTTTTAGTTCAGTAAATACATTATCAGGGCAACTTTTTTCTGAATTAGGTGTCATATAAACTTTATTATTTCCTGCTATTTTCATGAGATTGTCAAACCGCATTGTTTCAAAACAATCTAGATTTACACCACGCATCACAAATGGTATATTATTTTTTATATGAAACATTATATTCTCTTTAAAATTAGGTTCATGTATATAGAAAACATTAATTTTTTTAGGGTTATTATATGTATTTCCATTACTTTGTAACCATTTTAAATTTCTGTCACAAATTTCTTTTACTTGGTATTTATTTAAATTATTATCACCACTAGAAATTCGAGGAAATATTGCTTTATTAAAATCCGCATAATATTCCAAAGGCATAACTGGTGTAAATCCATTTTTCATATTCGAACAATACTCTGGTTCTGATACCCAATACATTCCAAATAAAGCATAAATATCGTAAAATAAAAACATTATGTTGATATTAATTACTCGTTTAAAAATAAAATAAATACACATTAACAATATTAAAAAAAATATAATATTTTTACTTTTATTTTTCATTTGCTGATTTTTTATAATACTTGTAATTTGTTGATAATATATATAAATATAATATATATTATTATTAAAATTACTATATTTTTATATAAAATTGATTTTATATAAAAATATTACACATTACACTTATCTAACAAAAAATAAATATGATAAATACAGATATGAACTCCCCAGCTTATCAACGTGAAAAAAAACAAACATTTATGATATGTGTCGTTGTTGTTGTTATAGTTATATTATTATTAGTGTTTTTATAAAAAAATATATATATACAACCAAAATATACAAACAAACATATAAAACCTATAAACTACAAAACAATTTATTCATATTTTTTATTTCTGGTTTTTCAATTTCTGTATTAAACAACTTTATTATTTGTTCATTATCTCTGAATCGAATCGTATAATCTTGTTGTATATTATTCCTACCAATTCGTCCCAGTGCTTGTATGATTTTTTCCTGTGTTAATTTCATATCCTTACTTAAATAACCATGACAAAACTGGTAATTTGTCCCATAAATATAATCACTTGATGCTATTATCAGATACAACATTTGTTTATCCGCTAAATTTTTCATAATTTCTACATAGTCATTGTTCATATTTTCATGATTTACAAAAACACCAATACCCATCAACAGTAAAATCTTCCAATTATCAGAAACATTGTTTAAAAGCATAATTTTTTCAATAATATCATTATCGATATTACTAGTAAATGCGCGTTTATTATCCATTTCTTCTGCCCATTTTGATAAATGTGAAGGTTTATTAGGAACAAATGTTTCATTAAAATTAACAACTTTCACCATCGAATACAACATTTCCAGTTCTTGTCTTATATTTCTTATTTTTACATTGTGTTCCATTTCTCTATCATTTTTATCATTGTTTTTATTTTTTGATCTTTTACCCTTACTATCATCTTCCTGGTCATTTTTATCTGTTTTACTCAACATATCTTCCATATCTTTTTCTAATCGTCCTATTTTTTCATTAATGGTATTATTATATTGAATCGTTTCTAAGATTGTTTCCATTATTTTTGAAGGAATATGAGATTGTTGTATATAAAATTTTGCTACTTTTTCTACATCATTTGCAAGAAATATGGTAGGTCCATCTGTTAATGTATATGCATCTTTTGTAGTTATATAAATAGCACTATTTCCTAGATCACTACCATTATCATTACCACTACTACCACTATTTGACGTGTTGTTAATATTTTGCGTATTTGGTGGAATCATCTCACTATTAATTCTAGTCAAAACATTTAAACTATTTCCCTGTAGTTGTGTAACCCCAGGACCAATGCTAGTGCTCTTTTTAAATTTATTACCTTTTTCATCAATGTAATTATTCGGTATTATTCGTTTTGTGCTTGTACTTTTTAAATATATATAAATACTACCCCATGTTCCTGGTTTAATATTTCCTAATATTTTTAAATAATATTGTTTGATGGACTGCATAGTAATATCATCAAGAGATGCAAATCTTCTATGGATTTTATAACTATTTTGTATAAAATCCAAATCATTTACATATTTAATAAATTGACATACTTCTTTTAGATCAAAATATCGAAGCAAAGTTGGATAATTTTCACAATGTTTTACTACGCTAACAACATCATCATAATCTTCATATAAATTATGAGGTAAAACTACATAACCATTTTTATTAATTAAAGGTATTGATTTGATACAATCATGACTAATAATACTTTCTACAAACGCACCAGGAAATTTCATTTTAAAATCACTAATTGTTGACACCAATTCATCTTCTTTTGGTAATGTAGCAGATGATAATATCATATTTGGAATCAAATTTTCTGTCCAATTTTTTTGAATAATATCATGAAATTCATGATTTTCGTAATCCATAGTAATAGTTGGTTCATCCCAGTATGTAATAATTTCTTCACGTGCGTTAAATGATAACATATAATACATTGCAGGTAAATATGATTTAATATCTGAAATGATAATTTCCACTTTATCACCAACACTATTATCTACTTTCCATATTCCACCCGATTTTGTGTTTTTTGTATATTCTTTTGCTGAGAAATAATGCAATCGAATATCTGAGGCATCATTACATCCGAATGCAAATGCAATTTTTTTATTGATTGAAATTGCTGATCTAGCCAATGCCAATCCAACATGTCTAGCAGCACAAACAAATATGATTTTGTGTTGTTTTGCCAATCCAATAGGTGTCAATGTTTTACCTGTACCAGTTGGTGCAATATACAATAATAACTTTGGTTTTGATAATTTCGATAATGCAAATATTTTTTTTTGATGTTCGTATAAAGATAAATCGTTGTATTTTAATAAATCCCCATTTCTCTCTATAAATTCATACGCATTAGTAACAATACTAATAATATTTATTTTTTCTTCATAATAATCCAATGTAGATTGAATAATCTGTAAAACATGTTTGTTTATTTTTGACACAGAATTTTTAATTAATTTGTACAATACAAAATAATATGATTGCCATTTTTCATTTTTCTTTTTATATAGATCCAACAAATTACCCAACCGATCCAATAAAATTGTCTCGTATATTTCAATGTTTTGAATCGTATCTATACTATTATTTTGTAATCGAATCATGTCTGCTTTTTTTATTTGAATATTACTAGAAACATTATGAGTTAAATATGACATATCATATGTTTTTTTAAGTTTTTGTATTTTTTCATGAAAATATTTATTGTACAAATAACCCTCCATTTCCTTTGAATATTCAATTTTTAAAAAGGAGAACAAAGAATTAAAATGATTGATTTTAATATTTACATTTTCAAACCCCTGGTCTATTAATTCTAGTACTCTTTTTTCAGTCGCTGATACCGGGATTTCAGTGGTATCCCATTCTACTTTGGTTAATTTTCTTTGAATTAAATCCATTCTTTGTAATTGCGAGTATGATAGATACGGTAACTTGTTATTCTATTAAATTTTGCTATCAGTTTTATTATAGATTTTATTTGTTGTATATATCTTATATTTAATATCAATTTTATTTTAAAATTGATTTTAAATAATATATTATGATCAAATTAACAAAGTAAATACAAAATATATATTTGACGTACAACAAGAGAAACAACAAACAACAAGTTATAATACAAAAATGCCACTTATCTATAGTATCGAAGGAAATATTGGTTCTGGTAAATCCACTTTGTTGGCAAATTTACGTAATCATTTTGAAAATCAAACAAAAACATCGGAAGAAACAAAAGAAACAACCATCCCAAGAAAAATTATATTTGTAAAAGAACCAGTGGATGAATGGGAATCAATTCAAGATGTAAACGGAATCACTATGTTGGAAAAATTCTACAATGATCAAGACAAATATTCATTTCCTTTTCAAATGATGGCATATATTTCAAGATTAGCATTATTAAAAGAGGCGATTAAAAACAACCCAGAGCCTGATACTGTTATTATCACTGAACGTTGCTTATACACAGACAAATATGTTTTTGCAAAAATGTTGTATGATTCTGGTAAAATAGAAGATGTTTGTTATCAAATTTATAATAAATGGTTTGATACATTTGCATGTGAATTACCAATTGAAGGTGTTATTTATGTAAAAACGAATCCAGATATTTGCAATAAACGAATTATATTGCGTTCAAGAAACGGAGAGAGTTCCATACCGTTATCCTATTTAGAGAATTGTCATATGTATCACAATAATATGATTACAGTGTTACAAGGTGAAACTACCAATAGTAAATTTTTAGAATTAAATGGTAACGTGGATATTTTTGAAAATAAAGATCAAATTAACCAATGGATTTTAGAAATTGAAAGATTTATTTTATAAACATATTATAACAAGCAGTTTATTTATAAAAATATTACAATAAAAATAATATAATTAAATTTATATTCATTTTTTATGATAAATAACAATGAGTCAAATACAAACGTCACACAATCCGGAAATATAGATAACACTATTCTTTTTTATATTTATTATCCTCAATCATCGATAGGAAGTGATGCTATAATAATTGAAAAGCAAATGGAAATTGCTTTATTATCCAATTTAAAACAAATAAATATTGGATTATATAATATTTCCGAAAAAGATAATAAAAATTCTTCTATTATTGACAACATTACAAAAAATGCTAAAATGCGTCTAACAACACGTTATAGAATGGAAAAAAAACACATTGATGATTTACATGTAAATTTAATTTATTTTAATGATAATAATTTGACAAACGTGTTAGATGTATTGTTATATGAGACATATTACTTTCCCAAAAAACAAGAAGATAAAAAAAACATCAAAGGTAAATATTCGTTTGTTTTTTTGAATGATGGATATGGTGAAATATATAATAAACAAAATGATCCTATTAGTAAAATCGAAAATAAAATAATTACAACAATAAAAAACGTGTTGAATCCAAATATTATTTTTACAAAAATTTCATTTAATGAAAATGTTGAGAAATTATCATCGACTTATATTAGAAATATTGCAATTACTAGTAATTATGATAAATTTGACGATATGATGATGAAACTAGGTTATAGTAAAAAAAATAGTGATGCAGTTTTAAATGTTATTCGAAATTCTTCCAACGTTATGACAATGGGTGATATTTTTAATAAAACTACATCTATGATGTCAGACTTTGGATCAAAAATATATAGTAAATTAAATGATACAATTAGTACTGCAAACAGTCCAAACAATACAAACAACTTAAATGGAAACGTCGCAGTTTCTTATGCCATTAATGGTGGAAACAACAAACACAAAAGATCGAAACGCAAAACAACGAAACGCAAAACAACGAAACAAATCAAACATAAAAAAAGAAAAACGAAAAAAATATAATCATGACATAATATACAATAAAATGGAAAAATCTTTTTGGGTTCATTTATTTCATATTATTTTAGTAAGTGGATTGTTTTTATATATTGGCATCATGCAAACAAAATTGCCAAAAATTATATATCCAATTTTGATTGGTCTCGGAATAGTTATTATTCTTTATCATATTTATAAAGCTTTCTATAAGAAAGACGCATGGGTCAATTATATTCACATTTTTTATGTTGGTCCATTATTAATTTATATAGGATATGAAAGAGAGAAAACTTCACGCAAATTCTTTGAAATTATGCTCATGCTCGCCTTTGCAAGTTTTGGATATCATTTGTATTATTTATTTAATTAGCCATGATAGTTATTTTAACCCTACTAGTTTGACCATCTTCTTCATTATCCATGTGGTTAATGCAAATAATATGCCACCCCATAAAGTATCTATGAATACAGTAGTCCATTTCCATTTTGTTAAAAGAGCACGAGAAGTCGTTTCATATACGGCATAAACTACAATACCAAATAGGAATGCATCTTGTACAGATTTATTTGGTTTAATAATAAAGTTATATAACCCAAAAATCAAAAAAACATAACATAGGAGTGTTGCAGTAATGTTTATTTTTATCGGTGATCCTTGAACCAATTTTACTTGATTATCAAAATAAGGTTTCATCATGGATAAAAAAATACCATCGATTATCACAAATATTACGGCTGTTATAAGTAATTTATACATGTCAAACAACGTGTTATATATAATAATGGAGAGATAATAAATCCACCCAATACTAATATTCTAATAATTGAATGTTTAGTCCTTTGTTTGGTTTAAATTTTAAAATATCTAATTCCCGTTTTGTAGTTGGAAACAAATCATTACCATAAATATCTGCTAATAATAACCATTCAAACATACCACCAATATAAATAAAAACGGAAAAAAACCCTAATTTAACCAATTGTTTGTATTTGTTAAAAATAGTAATATCGTTGTTGTTTTTGCCATATATTATTATATGTTTTTGTCCTATTACATGTTTGTTTCGAATAAATGAATTTATTATAGACTCTTCTTTCTCTACACTAATCGTATTTGGCAATAAACATTGCTGTTCATGAATTGGTAATGTATTAATTAATATATATTTATCTGGATTTTTTATTGCACATTGTATATCTTCAAAATTAACTTTTTGTACATTATGAGTATTTCCCATAATGTACCTACTTATATTATATTTATATTTTAGTCGCATATTATACTTATTTTATATCTATTTGACTATTTTGTTTTGTTTTCAATGAAATTTCACCACAATTTCAACCTTTTCCTTTTTAATACTCTTCGCAGCAGAAACAGACAATTCTTCTCTCTTCTTTCTTGTTTTTGTATTCGAGCCAACACTTGAAGTAGAACTAACACTCGATAATGATCCTGTTGCAGATCCCGAACTACACGAATCATTACTATTACCAGAAGTCTTTCTTTTTGATGTACTATTATAACTATTCATATCTTTTTCAATTTCATCATAATTTTCTTCGATGTAATCAACTACTTTATTTTCCAAAGCCCATTTAAAAAAATTAAGTTGCCCTATGGTTGTTTCAATAAATGTTCCTTTTGCATCATCATATGGAATGCTTATTCTATCCCATCTACAAAATGGATCAAACCGTTTTTTTGAATAAGCTTTTAATTT